CGAATACGCTGACGAACTCGCAAACCTCGGCGTTCGCGTTTCCAACCTGGAAAAGAAAGTCGGCAACATCTACTGGTCCGGCGATGCTCGTATGCGTTATCAGGATAATTCCGTGGAGAAAGCTTCTGATACTTGGGATGGTCGTATGAGAATCAACGTTAAAGGTCAGGTCAATGAAAACACCACCGTTAACGGCCGTCTTGTTTACAACATGAACTTCAAAGATAGCACTAAAGATTCTGGTGTATACATGGATACCTTGAATGTTAAACGTCAGTTTGGGGACTTTGCCGTAACTCTTGGCCGCTATGCAAATAATTTCGGCAATGAATACTCTTGGAGATTCGGTGATTCGCATAATTTCGACGGCGCAGAACTGTCCTATGCTAAGAATGCATTCAATGCGAATGTTGGTTTTGGCCAGTGGGATACCAAGTATGAGACGAATTATGACGCTGAGATTGATGATAAAGATGCATTCTATGCAAAAGCTGGATACAACTTCGGCTTCGCTAAACTCGGTGCTGACTACATCAAATTCCAGAACAACGAAAATCTGAATGATGAATTGTACGGCATTGATCTGTATGTACCGGTTGGCGACTTCCGTGTACAGGGTGAATATGTAAAGAACACCACCACCACTGAAAAATATGATGACGCTTGGAACGTAGGTCTTGGCTACGGCAAAGCTGACTGGAAGAAACCAGGCACTTGGGCTCTGGATGTATTCTACAACGAAATCGGCAAAGGCACCTACTTCGGCGGCACTGGCCTCGGCACTGATATGCTGAAAAACCTGAAAACCGGCGACCAGATTAAGTTCTGGAACGTAGGCGCAGACGTAACTCTCCAGAAGAACGTACAGCTCCATGCTGAATATGCATTCGGCACTGATCTGGAAAAGGCTGCTGATCCGGATGATGCATGGACTGTTTCCCTGAACTACAAATTCTAAAAGTTCCTATCTATGTGTCTCAAATACCCATAGTATCGGACTTATAGACAACATCGAGTAAAATTAAAAGACCCATTGGCACACGTTAGTCACACATGCCAGTGGGTCTTTTATTATTTCTTATAACAGATCATCAATAACCTTAGCTGCCTTTTGGTCTTCTTCTTGAACTCCATGGGTATATCTATCCATCGTTATGGTGATGCTGCTGTGTCCTAAGCGTTCACTCACTGTCTTCATATTGATCCCTTTAGCTATCAATAGAGTTGCATTGGTGTGTCTTAGGTCATGGAAGCGAATATCAGGTCTCAGACCGGCTTCCTTAACGATCTTCTTAAAGGTATAAGAGAATCTTCTGGTATCCATATAGCTTCCTCCTGCATTGCTGAAGATAATATCATTGTCTTCCTTTTTGATGCTCAGAAGCTCATTGAGTGTGTCAGGAGAGACACTAATGGTTCTCTTGCTCCTTTGGGTCTTTGGCTCACCAATCTTATGGAGTCCATCAATGACCTGAAGGTTCCTTTTAATAGACACAGTATTGGTCTTGAAATCAATATCAGACCAGTGGAGAGCTAAGACTTCTCCTCGTCTCAGTCCTGTCTCTAGGGTGAGTTTGATAATGTAATAGAAGGGCATAAAGGCTTTTGCAGTAGATAGAAGTGTCTTTACTTCAGCTACTGTGAGAGCCTTTATTTCTTTCTGAGGATTCTTGATAGGGTCTAATAGCTCCATAGGGTTACTAGCTATTAGCTGCTCCTTAACTGCTAACTTAAATATGCCATGGAGTACAGCCTTCAATCTAACCTTTGAAGCCTGTGACATTTGGAGCTTACTAAAGAACTCATTAAGCTCTATAAGACCTATTGCAGACACAGCCTTCTTTCCTAGGGTAGGGGAGATAAAGGTCTTTACAAGATGCTCATAAACGGCATATGAGGACTCTCTTACATTCGGCTGCTTAACTGCTAACCAATGTTTGCAAAAGAGAGCTAGGGGAGTCTCTTTGTTTATCACTAGGAGCCCTTCTTGCTTCTCATACTTTGCTTTATTGAGCTTTGAGATAACCTCAGCTTTGGTCTTTCCTGTAAAGGTCTTCCGTATACGCTTCCCTGTATCTGGGTCTTTCCCTAGGTCTAAATAGGCACGGAAGTGACCTTTACGATACTCAGTGACACTACCCTCACCTTTGGATCTTCTTTTAGCTGTCATAATGACACCTCCTCAAAAAAAAAAATTACAAAAATTGTGAAGTGTCAATTCATACACCCGGCGAGCCTTAAAGTCCCCCTATAGTTCCCTTAAATCACTCTTTCAGTTCCTCAGTGATTTCCTAAACGATTCGCATAGTATACTATCAGATAGTATACTATGTATAATATGTTATGAAACACATTATAGAATATACTTTACATAGATACCTAGGGATACGCTAGGACACGTTTAGAATAATACATTCTAATCACTTCACGCCTCAATCGTATCATATAGGGGACAATGTGTCATCCTTGTGACTATCAAAGATTTCTATAGCATAATTGATAATGAGAATCAAAAAGAACAGATAGAAAACGCTCTATCTGTTGCTATATCGAATTATTTGAATATCTCTATGGTATCGAAAAGAGTTGATGAGATTTTATATTGATGTCTTTAGATACTTAATGGATGACTTTAAGAGATAATAACTATGACTATTCCCATAACTAAATTATGTCATCTGTTATTCTTAAATTTATCTTTATGAGTCCATATCATTCATAGCACATAATCAATGTGTCGTTTCACTATCTATGAATTGCTGCATCATTGCCCTAATCATTGCACTAGCATCTATATTATGTTTCTTACACATAGCTATAAATTTATTTTTCTGTTCTTCTGATACACGCAGCTTTATAGTAGAATTTTTGTTCTCTTTTTGCGCCTCTTCTACAGCCTTTTGAATGTTGATAGATACCATATATTTATATACCTCTTATAGGAAACAGGATGGGGATATAAATAACGTCTATATCCCCTTATAAAAACTCTTTGAGTACACAAATGTGTGAACTTATGCTAGGATATAACCATCAACGCGGGGACACAATAGTGGACACGCTGTGAAGGTTGTGAACATGGTTCACCGCCATCCAATTGCATAGCGACTAATAGAAAGCTAGCCGGAATGGGCGAACAATAAAACGCTACTAAAGTGAAATAGTACACGCTATTGTTCTAAACACTAGAGGCTACAGTCTTTTGAAACTCTCTTGTAATTGTAAAGTGCTCTTTGAAAACTGAATATGGATAGGCGGATAGAGGGAAAAAATCTCTATCGTGCCCTTTAAGCTACTGGCAATAGCAAAAAGGGAACCATAAGCACAGCCACCAGTGCAATGATGGCTAGGGGATGGGTTCAGAAAAGACAAAGTAAACCGAAAGCACCCATAGTTAGCTACTTACTTAAAGTACGCAATAATACACACCATTGATTATAACACACAACGTCAATAGACGCATTCAGATAAATAGAGGTAACAAAAATGAACATTGTATTAAATATCGGGCTGAATGACAAAAAGACAAAGAAACAGAAAGTAAAAACAGATTATGCAATTAACATTATTGGTGAACATGTCAGAAATTGTACCATAACGCCTACTATTGGCTTCTATAAAGGGGAGCGTGAAAATTCCCTTAAAGTAGAAATCTATGGCGTAGACGCATACACCGCTATTAGCTATGCTGAACACTTTGCATTGATTTTTAATCAAGAATGCGTAGCACTGACCATAGACGACAAAACGTTTTTTGTAGACGCTTTCCCATCTAAGGCTGAATATACGGAAATGTTGGAAGAAATGGGGGTGGCATAAATGGACACATGGGAAATCAAACTTGCCCATACCATGACATTATGGGGAATGATTACACCTAAAATTGAATACCTTGTAGCCAAGTATTCTACCATGGTTGACCATGCTCGCACCTATCGGGAAATGGTTGACATTGAAAATGAATTTATCGTAACCATGCACACATATGGCGTCATTTGTGACTAATCAAGGAGGAAAACATCATGGATGTATGGAAATTAGCAAATCACAAGTATGCACAATGCGGACTGTATAGAGAATATCCGCTTATTCATGGCAAATTGCACATAGAATGGGGCTTTCTCTCCTACAATACTAGGGTAATCATCGTGAGAGGGTCTAGGGTAGTATTCACCGGCTACTATAGCACTACAACAAGTCGTCAAATGACATGGTGGCTTGCTGAATATGGGGGAAAAATCAAGGGGCTGACAAGAAATACGCTTAAACTCATGAATAAAAAAGGGCTTGCCTATGATTATAAAACAGGTGAACTCACACCATTAACCTATGACGAATTAAGAGAAATCAAGCACACAAGAGATATGGCTTTCAATTATGGCTATGGTTGGTAAGTAGTAACAGTTATGTCAAAGGGGTCTCTAGGTGGGATCCCCATCAACTCAAGGAGAATATGCAAAATGAAAAAGATGATTTATTTAGTAGCTGATGGCATTGATATGAAAGCATTTGAGAGTGAGACCAAGGCAAGGGAACGCTATGAGCATATCGTCAAGACAAAATGGGAAGACTGTATCAAGTTCTCTTGCCCTAAAAATGAGTTCTATGATGATTATCATCGCCCTCTTCGGGTAGCCTTGTTGGAACACTACACGATGATTAACGGACGTACTATCATCATGCGTCCTGTTAGCCTTGAAATGAAGGAGGACTAATTATCATGAACGCACAGGAAATCATGGATACAGTCAAGGAACTTTCTCACTCTCAGGGTCTCTATTGCAGACTCTATGAGGAACTCATGGACAATGAAGAGGCACTTAACTACCTTGTGTCTCAGAATTTCAAGGATTCACTTGATTTGATTATGTTTATTGAAGGCTAGTTAAGGGGGATCAATCATGGAATACGTCGATGAACTCAAGAGCTTTGAAGAACTGTATAACATGTTCATTTACAAGGCGGAAGCTAGTGTCTTTTTGGATACGGTCAAGAAATTGCATTTGAAAGATCAGTACATGAAATGGCTGAATGACCATTTCAAGGATACCGTACCCGCCAAAAGCACCATCGAATATGTCATCACACATGCATGGGATGACTTCCGGATGCATATCCCATACCTTACCTTGTCAAGGTTCACACCTCTCATGGCTAAACTTGTTGCTTCCATGGATGACCTTGAGAAAGGCGATGAACTTAAATTCCCCATGGTCTTTAGTATGACAGAACTTCCATCGGGGTGGGCAAGGTTCGCCAAGGAAGTCTATGACTATGCACTTCCTATCAAGGTTGAAGTGAATGCGGAAGACAAGGCATATATCATCACTGTCATGAAGGACTTCCGTGAAGTATTTGAAGAAAGAGAGGGCAAGTAAAATGCTGAAGGTAATCAATCAGGTGGATTTTGTCACCCTCTACAATAACTCATGGGGACAGGCGGTAGCAATCCTTGATGAAATCAGTCATGCAGACAAGGAATATGAACTCATGGACTTGCTTGAAGAACTGTATCCCGATGGAGCAGACGCTATAGAACTGAATGACTTACTCGCATATGATTGGGAATGGGTGTACAGCCAGATTGGAATGCTCAATGATGATGAAGAGGAGGATGACTAGCCATGTTTAATGGGATGGAAGACAAGGTAAGAGACATGTTAATTAGCAAGTTAGAAGAATACACGACTTGTCATCTGCTGAATGCAAGTGAATTAGCAGACACCCTAGTGGATGAAATTCTGTCTAAGAAACCATGGTGGTGGATTATAAATTTCTACCACGTTTATGAAAAGGACTTTCATGAAGTAGAAAAGACGTATAACGTCCCTACCATGCGAGACACTACGGACGTAGCAAGGGACGTTATCAAGTTACAAGCTGCTGATTTATTAGCAGAATGTGATACCGTGATCGACCATTGGCGAGTTTATGACTCACTTGAAGAGCACCCAGCCATGTTGAATAGGTTAGTAGCTAGTCATATCGCTATGGACTTATGCGAAGTCTAATTGAGACACGCAATAGAGAAAGAGTTATGAGACAAGGTAAGCAAATTTACCTTGTCTCTTTTTATTTCCTAAAGGAGGTCATCATGGTCACGTTAGAAGATGAATTAAAATTAGAGGATGAATACAGAAATCAAGCTAGAGAGAAGTTGAAAGAGTGTCTAGCTAAAAAAGAGTCTCAAGGGGACGCCTCTCACACCTCTATGGGTGCTGGTTTAATCAATCACATGTATTCAAATCTTGCTAGCAACATGAAAGTATGGTTAGATAGTCAGCTAGCCCCTAAACCGGGCGTCAAGCCTATGTATTATCAGTATCTCAAGTATGCTGCTAGCCAATTTGAGGAGCACGACACATTCATTTCTATCTTGTGTCTTTCTCTCTTGTCTCAAACAATCAATGATGTAATCACAATGCAGCAAAACAGGTCTATTTCTCACATTGGGGAGACCATTGGTAGACAGATTCAAGATGAAGTACATTTACAAGAGTTTCTAAACTATCTCAAGTCAGATGACTATAGGACTTACATTGAGAGTGAGAAGTTTCAAAATTGGCTTAAAGAACATGACAAGAAAATGTTTGAGTTTGCCAATATACCATTGGGGATCACTCAGGGGCTTAGGACACGAAACAGCGATTACTATCGTCGCTACTACGTTCAAGAAATTGAGAAGAAAGTCAAAGGAGCAAGTATTCCATGGTCTCCAAAAACATTTGATAAATGCAATTGGATAACATTAGGAGGCAAGTTACTGGAAGTATTACTCGCCTCTACAGACCTATTTGCTCTTCAGTCCGTTGCTCAAGGAGTTGATGAAATTTACCCAACTCAGCAATTTTTGGATATTTGGGCAGCCAATACAGACTATGCACTCATGCATGCCTATATATCATGCCCAACTATCATCCCTCCAAAGGAATGGACTGGAGTTGATAATGGGGGTTATTATGGTGAATTAGCTATTTTCAATACCCTGCTACGTCTCTATAGGTATCAAGATGGGGGCTATTATTACAAGCAGTATATGAAGAGACTCAAGTCGGCTGACATTACGTCCCCTATGAAAGCTCTGAATGCTATTCAGAAGACACCATGGAGGATTGATACAGCTGTATTGGAAGTAGCCCAAAAAGTTATCAAGTTAGGTGGAGACAGAGCTGGTCTTCCATCTACAGAGCCCTTTCCTGGTCTTCCCACGCTCCATAATCCTACGGAAAAGGAGCTGAAAGAGCATAAACACAAGGCTTTCTTACAGTATAAAAAGGAAGCTAGTCGTAAGGGAAAAATGATTAGAGTCCTTGCTAATCTCAAGACAGCAGAAAGATTCAAGGGCTATGAACGTATCTATTTTCCATGTAACCTTGATTTCAGAGGCAGGGTCTACCCTATTCCGTCCTTTAGTTTTCAAGGGGATGACCTTAACAAGGGGCTTATCCAGTTTGCAGACACACCACCGATCACAAATGAATCAAGTGAGAGGTGGTTTTTAATTGCAGGAGCAGAGTTTGCAGGGATCGACAAAGTATCTTTTGATGATGAAATCAAGTGGATTGCAGACAACAAGCAGAACATTTTAGACACAGCAGCAGACCCCATAGCCATGTTGGACTGGTGGGGGTCTCTTGATTGCCCATGGGAATTTCTTCAGTTTTGCTTTGAGTACAAAAAGATGGTAGACTATAAAGCAAGTCACAATGGGTCGATCATTGGCTGGTCCACTGGTGTCCCTGTAGCATTCGATGGGACCTGTTCTGGTCTTCAGCATTTTTCTGCTATCTTGAGAGACCCTGTAGGTGCAGAGGCAGTCAACCTTAAACCTTCAGACAAACCTCAAGATATCTATGGCAGAGTTGCTCAGGTGGTAAATCAAGTATTAGAATATGATTCAGAATATGGCACAGTAGATGAGTTTCAAGAGGACAAAAACAGACTAAAACTGGGTACAAAGACCCTAGCACAGCTCTGGTTGAACTTTGGTGTCAATCGCAAGGTTACTAAACGCTCTGTAATGACTCTTGCATATGGCTCTAAAGAGTATGGCTTTAGAGACCAAGTTCTTGAAGACACCATCAAGCCTCATATGGATGAAGGGGTCTGGACCGAAGCGAATGCTCCTCAAGCTGCTGCCTACATGGCTAAACTGATCTGGTCTTCAGTTAGAAAAGTAGTAGTCAAGGCTGTAGAGGGCATGGAATGGCTCCAGAAGGTAGCCAGAATGGTCTGCAAGAATGAGAATGTTGTCCAGTGGACTACCCCCATGGGGCTGCTGATAAACCAGCCATACCTGACAACAAAGACAAAAGTGTATAAACTACGCTTTGCTCAGACACAAAAGAGAATCTATGTGCCTTATACACTGGGGGATGTGAATGCTAGAAAGCAAGCTAATGCTATTGCACCTAACTTTATACATTCAATGGATGCTAGTCATTTGCAGTTGACAGTATGTACAGCAGCAGATAGTGGCATAGACCATTTTGCTATGATTCATGATAGCTATGGAACTACAGTTGCTCAAGCAGGGCAGCTGTTTTCTATTGTCCGCGAATGCTTTGTAAAGATGTATACAGAGCATGATGTTCTCAAAGAGTTTGCTGAAGAAGTATCTCATCTGGTGAATGAAGACTTACCTGAACCACCTTCTAAGGGAGGCTTTGATATAAATGAAGTCTTAAATAGCCTTTATGCTTTTCATTAAATGAGGCATGTAAGTAGAAAATAATTGAGACACGCAATGGTGGAAGTATAGAGATCTTAAAGAGTCTTAAAGAGCCTTATAAGATACCTATTAACTACTATCTACTACTAACTACTAAAGATATTTATTTAGATAGTTAGTGGATAGTAGCTATTAGAGATCTTATAAGGCTCTTTTTGTATTCCTAAATCTTTGGTCTGATACCATAGCCTACGGCGTGGCAACTGAGAACTATTATCAATTTATAATTGAGACATGCAATGATGAAAAGAAAGTCATCATTTTTTTGTTACAAAGGAGGTCTATATGCATTTCAAGTTACATCCAGAAGGGGTCTGCTGCAAACAGATTGAGTTCAATCTGTATCCTGTATTGACATTCAGTAGGGACGAAGTAGAGCCTGGAGAGTACATGATTACAGGCATTAGGTTTGTTGGAGGATGTCCAGGAAATCTTAGCTATCTCGCAAAGAGCTTTACAGGCTATAAGATTAGTTATCTCATCAAGAGTCTGAAAGGGCACAAATGTGGCAAGAGAGATACGTCTTGCATGGATCAGTTTAGCAAGTGTCTGGAAGAAGCTGAAAAGGTTATGAATGAAAAGGAGTGGACAGTAGATGACTGCTACTAATGAAGAGAAAGGAGCAGACGAAATGGGACAGATTGCAAGCGTTATTGACCACAATATTTCACATGCGGAGGGTGAAAAAATGGAAAAGAAAGATGAAAGATTTAAGGTAGGAGATCATGTTTGGTCACCCTATTTTGGGGCTGGTGTCGTAGATAAAATTTTCAATACTGAACTCTTTCCATATCCAGTGGTAGTACACTGGGAAAATGATGAAAACAGGGCAGCCGAACCTAACACTTGTAGCCATTACACAGTAGATGGTAAGTATTATGCGAATGACAGTGAACCTGAACGTGACATTTTCCTGATGGATGACAAGAAAGACGAAAAGACTGTAGAGCGGATGGAAGATGGACTCAACAAGAAAACAGAAGATGCCATTAACCCTTCTCATTACAAAGTCGAAGGGCTTCCTGAAGCGATTGACATTAGCAATCATCTTATGCATCGGGAGCAGTACGAAGGCTTCTTGTGGGGTAACATTCTGAAGTATGCCTATAGATTTGGGCGTAAAGGCGACAAAGCAGAAACCGCCGGAAAGATCGCATGGTATGCTAATCAGCTTAAAGATTTAGAGGAGGAGAAACACAAATGAAACTTAAAGAACTCTTAAAGGTCGTACCGGACAACTATCTGATTGGTCTTATGGATTCTGACCCAGACAATTATTCTACGCTGGTCTTTGGTAACAAAAAGGATGTTCTTTTTGGATTTGGGCGGAGAGCGTTCATGCCCCCAGCACATGTTGAGAATCTGCCAGTGGTGTCTATTCATCCGGGGGCTACTGCACGCCTTCCTGATAAGACAGATATGTATGGGGATGATTCTGTTGAACTGCATGTGAGGACACAGCTTCTCATTAAGGTCAATATGTATGAGGAAGAAAGCAAATGACTAAGAAACAGTGCATCACAATAGATATTATCTCAGCTATATTAACTGCTGTCTTCCTGTATGCGGTCTGTTACTTTCCGCATCTAGTAGCAGAATGTATGTTCTGGTTTGTGTCTGCTGCCTTTTGTTTCGGATGCTTCTATCTTTTGATTGCAATCATCTGGACAAAGGGCGAGATCTTGCCGAACCCATACCCTAACTATTATCTGCCAGACCCAGATATTTATTTAGGAGAAATTAAGAAGGAGAGTAAGAAAAATGGATAATGCAGCAGATATTCTTGTGGGGTACATTCGTGCATCTTTAGCAAACCCACCTGATTTTGATGTAGTGAAGGGGTCTATCTCTCGCTTTATTCCGCGAGATTCTTTTGAACACCTTTGGGCAGATATTGGAAAGCTGTATCATGCCCTTAATATTCTGAAAGTACCAACAAAGACACTCAGTATTAACATTACAGAGAAAGAAGTGGAGTTCACCTTAGACTACAAGGGTCTTGAGATCTTGATTAAATCTTATGGAGATCATCTGGCAAGCATGCTGAAGGATGCAGAAGAAGAGGAAGAAGGAGAATAATAATGAGAATTACAAATCTTCAGGTTTACGATATGAACAATAGCATTCGTGCATCTGGTTATCCTATGAAAGCCTCTTTGGACTTTGATGCCCAGCACAGATACATTGACGATCTCGACTGGAAGAGAGCTGTGGCTTTATCCAGCCGTGAAAGCTCCGAAGGACACGATAATTTCCTTAGTGGAATTATCGTGTCTTTTGATTTGACTTGCACGATTAAGATGTGGACAGAGTTTGAACGCTATCACTTTGCACAGATTGTGTCTAGTCAATCTACTATGCACCGACTGACTAAGATGGAACTTGATACAGCATGTACACCGTACACAGACCCAGACATGGTAAACCGTCTGAAGTTCTTGCAGAAACGGTACAATGAAAATCCGAACACTATCAATTTCCTGACACTGCTGTACTCTTGTCCTGTTGGTCTGCACCTGACCGCCAGAGTAACGACCAACTATAGACAGCTGAAGACTATGATTAAACAGAGACACAATCATAAGCTGCCTGAGTGGAGAGACTTTTGCAAACAGATTGTGTCTCAGTGTCCGCTGGCATACAACTTTTTGGTGAAAGGAGATAAAGAACGTGAAGCTGCCAACACTGAAAATTAAAAAGCTGGTCGATTATGCAGTGATTCCTAAGCAGATGACCAAAGGCTCTGTGGGTCTTGATATCTCTGGGGCTGAAGATACCACTTTCTTTCCGCATGTAGTGACAAAAGTGTACACTGGCCTTGCTATGCAGATTCCTAAAGGGTATCATGTAGAGCTTCATATCAGAAGTTCGTGGGGGCAGAGAGGCATTAGACTTGCCAACTGCACAGGCATTATTGACTCAGATTATCGTGGGGAGATCATTCTGCTGGTCATCAATGATACCAATGATGTTTATTATGCTCCAGCAGGAGAGAGAATTGCACAGCTTATTCTGGTGAAAGACCCAGCATTTAATATTGAAGAAGTAAACAAATTGGACGAAACTGAACGTGGACAGGGCGGTTTTGGTTCTACTAATGAAAAAGGAGAGGAATAATTATTATGGCTAAAAGAGAATTTACAACTGGTGTTACCCCTAAAGGGAGTCTTCTGTTTCCGCATATCTATGAACCAGAAACCTATGAAGGCAAAGACGTAGGTTATACGGTCAACATCAAATTCGATCAGAAGGAAACGGATGCACTCATTGCAGTCATTGATGAAGAACTGGAGAAGGCGAAACATTCCATCAAACTGAAACCGGGGCAGAAGTGGTCTTCCGAACCATTCTTGGGATACAGGGAAGACAAAGATGGTGATATTGTCTTTAAGTTCAAAGCCAATTCGCACTATCAGACAAAATCTGGAGAAACCCATAAGGTGACTATCCCGGTCTTCGATGCTCATGGTAAACCGATTAAAGACCCACTGTCTATTGGCAACGGTACTATTGCTAAGGTAGCGTACACTCTCGTACCGTACTGGATCTCTAAGCTGGTCAATGGTATCAAACTTCGTTTGGATGCAGTACAGATCATTGACCTGAAAGAATATGGTCAGAAGGATGCAAAGGGCTTTGGCTTTGGTGAAGAAGAAGGCTTCTCCGCACCTGAAGAAGATGAAGATGATTCTCCGTTTACAGAAGAAGCAGCCGATGATGATGGAGAGTTCTAAATATGAAGAGGTTTTTCAGCAGGAGAGGTGGCTGGTCTAAACATGTAGACGCTACCTATAGATCTGGTCTGGAAGACAAAGTAGCAGCACAGTTGAGGGATGCAGATATTGATGCAAAGTATGAGGAGTATCAGATCCCATATGAAATTCCTGCATCACCTCATACCTATACACCTGATTTTGTCTTACCTAATGGCATTATTGTAGAGACAAAAGGTGTCTTTGATATTGAGGATCGTAAGAAACATCTCTTGATTCAGGCACAATATCCTAGCCTGGACATTAGATTTGTCTTTTCTTCCTCAAAGACACCTATCTACAAAGGGTCTAAGACAACATATGCTGCTTGGTGCAATAAGTATGGGTTTCAGTTTGCTGACAAATGGATTCCAGATAAATGGCTTAGAGAGAAAAAGAAGGACACCAAAGGATTAGTTTTGAAGAAGAAACATAATTGAGACACGCAATGATGGAGGTGAAATTTATTTGGCTTTTGTAAATTTAAAGTTTAGAAAGAGGGATGCCACTGACTACATTTACATTGTAAAAAAAGATCTGAAGAAGACGGATTTGGAGTCTCTTAGAGTGAAATGCATGAGACGTGGAGGACTTGACACAGGCTTTCATTACATCATTAGAGCAAATGGTGCAATCGAAGCTGATCGTGTTGAGTATGCTTATGCTGGTTGGTGGTTTGAACATGAGGACAAAGCTGTAGCTATTTTGATAGACACAGCAGGGGAAAAGAAAGTGACAATGGCAGCAAAGAAAGCTGTCAAAGAGATTACTGCTAAATACCCTAAAGCAGAGATTGTTGAAGTTGATAACGCTGGAGATATGGAGGATTAACTGAATGAAAGAGCATGAAGAAAGCACAGCAGTGAGAGTTCATTTACCATGTCCTGATTGTGGCTCTCATGATGCTCTTTGTGAGTATAGTGATGGACACACCTACTGCTTTTCTTGTAATACCTATCATGGAGCAGATGAGGAAAACGAACTTGTGTCTTCTACGAAGAAAATTATACCGCTAGAGGATATGAAGTTAGACTCTCTGAGAGCTAGAGGTATTACAGAAGCAACGTGCCAGGCTTACTCATATTTCAAAGCACCTTTAGGTGGAGAATGGGCACAGGTAGCAAACTATTTTGATGATGACGGAAAGATCCTTGGACAGAAACTTCGATATGCTAACAAGGTCTTTAGAGTGCGTGGAGATATTTCTACACGCTTCTATGGACAGCAGAAGTGGGCAGGTGGTGGAGGTAAGAAACTTATCATCACTGAAGGAGAGATTGACTGTCTAACTGTCTCTCAACTACAAGGAAATAAATATCCTGTTGTGTCTATCCCTTTGGGTGTTGGGTCTGCCAAAAAGGTCTTTAAGGCTAATATGGATTGGCTCAATTCCTTTGAACAGGTTATTGTTATGTTTGACATGGATGATGCAGGAAGACAGGCAGTGAAGAGTGTAGAGGGGTTACTGAAACCTAATAAACTTTTCATTGCTAACCTTCCCTGCAAAGATCCAAATGAATGCCTACTTAGTGGTAAGGGTCTGGATGTTATTAAAGCTATCTGGTCCGCAAAACCATATATGCCAGATGGAATCATCAATGGTAAAGACACATGGGATGAAGTGTCCAAAGAAGATGATAACGACACTGGCTATCCTTATCCATGGGATATTGATCTCAATAAGATGACTATGGGTATTCGTAAAGGAGAACTTACTGTACTAACAGCTGGCACTGGTGTTGGGAAAACTACCTTTGTTAGAGAGCTTGCCTATGATATGGGTGTCAATAAGAACCTGAAGGTAGGGATGCTGATGTTAGAAGAAAATGTGAAGAGGACAGTCAAAGGACTTATGTCTATAGCTGCCGGAAAAAGACTTTATATCAATAGGCAGGGTCTATCTGATGAGGACTTTAAGGCAGCTTTTGATAAGACTATGGGTACAGGCAATTATGTACTTTATGAACACTTTGGGTCTCTTGAAGGAGACAACTTGATGGATAAAATTCGATATATGGCAGTAGGTGAAAAGTGTGACTTTATCATCTTAGACCATGTATCTATTGCTGTCTCTGGTATTGAAGGGGACAACGAAAGAAAGCTGATAGATGTGCTAATGACAACGATGAGGTCTCTTGTAGAAGAAACAGGAGTTGGTCTGATTGTTATTTCACATCTTAGGAGAGTGCCAGACCAGCAGTCTCACGAAGAAGGTGGGGCTACTTCTCTATCTCAGCTTAGAGGGTCTGGGGCTATTGCACAATTAGCAGATACAGTTATTGGTCTGGAGCGAAACCAGCAAGCAGATGGTCGAAAGAAGAACCTTGTAAGGATCCGTGTCTTGAAGAATAGATGGACAGGAGAGACTGGTATTGCTGGCTATCTCTACTATGAAAGAGAAGTAGATAGATTGACAGCTGTAGATAGATTAAGTGATTTTGATGAAGATGAAAATGATGAGGACAATGATTGTCCTTTTTAACACATGGGAGGAATACATGAGTGTATCTTGGGAAGATCGTGAAGTGTCTATGGGTATCTTTAAGGCAAAGTATGCAGCCACTCCAAATGAGACACCTGAAGAATTTTGTGAAAGAGTAGCCTCTATTGTTAGACCAGAACTTCATGATTTTGTAAAAGAGAGCCTTGCAAATGGCTCTTTTTGTTTTGGTGGGAGAACCCTGTACATGGCAGGAAGACCAGAAGTTAAGGCTTCTTCTTCTAACTGCTACATTATGCCAATGCCTGAAGATGACATTGAGTCTATCTATAAGTCCAATGCAGAGATGGCTAGGATCTTCTCTCGTGGGGGTGGTGCTGGCGTAAACATTTCTAAACTGAGACCAAAGGGTGCAAAGGTTAGAAATGCAGCAGAGACCAGCACTGGAGCAATCTCTTTCCTGGAATTGTACAACACCACTGGTGACATTATCGGAGCTAGGGGGAGACGTGCAGCAGAAATGGTCTGCTTAAATTGTGACCATCCAGACATTGAAGCTCTTCTGGATCTGAAAGAAGAAGGACAGAAGCTGGCATCTATGAATATCTCTGTACTCTTTACAGATGAATTTATGGAAGCTGTTCTGACTGATAGCAAATTCAGACTCCACTTTGAATGTAAAGACACAGGGGAAGTCATTGAAAAATTCATTGATGCCAGAAAGTTCTTTAAGAGATTCTGTGCAGTCGCATGGGACATGGGAGATCCGGGGGTGATGTTTAATGACCGTATTCAGCAGCATAATTTCAATCCTAACCGTCCTTCTTACCATATTTCTACTTCCAATCCTTGTAGTGAGTTCTTGGGTCCTGATTATAGTTCTTGCAATCTTGGCAGCATCAACGTTTACAATTTTGTTAAACGTAAGTTTGAGATTGATGCATCTTTTGACTACAGGAAGTTTGCGGAAACAGTAACTAAAGCAGTTATGGCATTGAATGATGTCTTGAAGTATGGCTATGAAAAACAGCCACTTGCTGCTAACAAAAAATGTATTGATGATTGGAGACAGATTGGTCTGGGTCTTTTTGGTCTGGCAGATGCGATGGTAGCACTCAGAATCAAATATGGCTCTGAAGAGTCTGTAAAGTTTGCAGACACTCTTCTCAGCATGATGCATGATGTGGCATTGAGAGCTTCTATTGGTGAGGCTATCCGTTTCGGAAGCTATGATAAGTTCTTCCCTGGTATTCTTTCTCAGATTGATAAAGACCTTATGACCACTTCGGAGCTTGCAGAAGTATCCAGATATGGAATGGCAAATGCTTCTCTTCTGTCCATTGCTCCTACAGGGTCTATGAGTCTCTTCATGGGGAATTTCACCGGGGGTGTTGAACCGATCTTTAAGCTCTTTTATGAACGCTCTACACACAAAATGGAAAAGACTGGAGACCACTTTAGAGTCTATGCACGCTCTATTGAGGATCTTCTGAAACACTTTGGGTATCCTCTGGATATGACTGTAGAGGAAATCAAAGATGTATTTCCGTGGGTCGTAGAAGCACATGACGTGCCATGGGCTAATCGTGTGATTCTTCAGGCAACGATTCAGAAACATGTAGACAATGCTATCTCTTCTACTGTCAACCTTCCGAAAGATGCAACGGTAGATGATGTATTTAATATCTACATTGCAGCTTGGAGAAGTGGATGCAAAGGTATTACGGTCTTCAGAGATGGCTGCCGAAGAGGAAACATTCTTGGTGTTGAGGATACCGAAAAGGTTGTAAAGAAGCCTGAACCAGCACCAAAGAAACCAACGTGCAGTGGTGATGCAGATTATAGAGAATGTCCAGAGTGTCATGAAAAACTCTTTAAGGTAGAGGGACACTGTGGCTATTGTGTTGGTTGCGGTTACAGTGCATGTGGTATGTAAGTAAAGCATAAGGAGGAAATTAGATATGCTTATTTTTGATATTGAAACTGACGGTCTGTTAGATACGATGACTACAATTCACTGCATGAGCATATCTGATGGACACCATAATGTTACTGGCTATAGACCCGATGAGATTGAAGAAGGAGTAAAGAGACTTTGGAAAGCAGTGAATGACGGAGAAGGTATTTGTGGACACAATATTATCAACTTCGATATTCCTGCTATCCATAAGCTCTATCCATGGTTTGATATTCCTAGAGACAAGAGGAAGTATGTTGTAGACACATTAGTTCTGGCTAGATTGGTCTTCTCAAATATTGCTGAGTCTGACTATAGTGCTTTTCATAAGAATGAATTGCCGGGGTCTTTAATTGGATCTCATACCTTGAAAGCCTATGGTTATCGTCTTGGTGTCTATAAAGGCACATATGCTGAAGACACAGAAGATGCATGGGCAATGTTTAACGAAGATATGCTGAAGTATAATGAACAGGATGTAGTGGTCACTGAAGCTCTTTATGAGAAAGAATTAGCGAAACACTATCCTGTCGCTGCTATTGAACTGGAGCATAAAGCTCAGTGGCTCATGTTCAAACAGGAACAAAATGGGTTTCCATTTGACATTAAGGGAGCAAAGACTCTTGAAAAGACCCTTAGAGATAGAGCTGCTACTGTGTCTTCACAAATCAAAGAGCTGGCTCCTCCTATTCCGGGTAAAGTATTTATCCCTAAGAGAGACAATAAGAGACTCGGGTATAAAGCTGGAGTTCCTGTTCAGAGATACAAAGAGTTTAATCCGGGATCCAGACAGCAGATCGAATGGATCATTAGGCAGCATTATGGATATAGTCCAGAAAATGAAGAATTATATGCAGAAGATGGGAGATTGAAAATTGATGAAACGACTTTTCACTTTATGGCGAAAGACGATGCAGCACCTGAAGCAATTCGTACTTTGGCTCCTTTGTTTGAAGAACAACTAATGCTTACTAAGCGTCTGGGGCAGCTTGCAGATGGAACTCAGGCGTGGTTGAAATGCGTGAAGGGGGATGGAAAGATCCATGGAAGAGTTAATCCTAACGGTACTGTTAGTGGGCGTGCTACTCATTCTCAGCCGAATGTTACTCAGGTTCCTCACAATGCTAGTCCCTACGGCAAGGAGTGTCGTAGTCTGTTCGGAGTGCCTGAAGGATGGGTACAGGCTGGCATTGATGCTTGTGGTTTGGAGCTTAGGTGTCTGTCTCATTTCCTATACCCTTATGACTCTGGTGCATATGCTGATGAAGTAGTCCATGGTGATATTCATACAGCAAACCAAAAAGCAGCGGGTCTTCCTACAAGAGATGGAGCAAAGACGTTTATCTATGCCTTCTTGTATGGTGCTGGTGATGCTAAGATTGGCAAGATTGTAGGGGGGGACTCGGCAGATGGGAAACGACTCAAGAAGAAATTTCTGGCTGGGACTCCTGCTATTTCTTCTTTACGAAATGATATTAAGAAGTGTCTTATAGCAGAAGAGTACCATGGGAAGATCATTAAGTGGCGTAGAAAGTACCTAAAGGGTCTTGATGGAAGACACTTACATGTTAGGTCTATCCATTCAGCCCTTAACCTTCTCTTGCAGTCGGCTGGTGCTTTGGTCTGTAAGTATTGGATAGTGAGAACGGAAGAGAGGTTATTAGCTCGTGGACTTACGCATGGTTGGAATGGTGATTTTGCTCTTATGGCTTGGGTGCATGACGAGCAGCAGATCGCATGCAGAACATCGGAGATTGCAGATATTGTTATTGCAGAAGCACAATCTGCTATGAGAGACACACAAGCTCATTTTAATTTCAGAGTACAGTTGGATACCGATGGAATGAAAGGGAGGAACTGGTATGACTGTCACTAATACGAAAGGAGTATTCTATTTGAATAAATACCTTGAGACACTTTGTAAGATGATGCAGAAGCAGTACAGACTTCAGAGTGACTTTGCTAGAGAGAATGCCTTTATTATTGCAGAAGCAGCTTCTCGCGGTCATATCTCTTCTGTACTTTCTGGGACTGCTACAAATTCTTGGTATGTCACGGCAAATGGCTTTAAGCTCCTGAAGAAAGAAGGGTATTTATAATATGCTCTACATTCTTCTGGATGCTGATATGCTTTGCTTTGTGTCTTGCTCTTCAGTGGAGCGAGAGATAAATTGGGGTGAGGGTCTTTGGACTCTTCACGCCGATGCACATGAAGCAGAAGCACAGATTGATGATAGGGTCGAAGGAATTGTAACAACGATCTTGGACAAGCTGAACTATGAAGGTGAGTACAGGATCATTATGTGCATTTCAGACCCAGTAGCTAACTTTAGAAAAAAGATCTTGTCTACCTATAAGGCGAACAGAATTGGTAAGAGAAAACCTGTTTGCTATCGGGAAGTTATTGACTGGATTAAAGCTCATTATATTACAAGGATGATCCCGACCCTTGAAGCAGATGACGTAGTAGGTATCTTAGCGACTCACTTTAAGGGGCATGAAGTTCATAGCTCTGGGGATAAAGACTTTAGGTCTATCCCCGGAGTCTTCTATAATTTTCTTCAGGGGGAGCTTTATCACATCTCTGAGCGTGAAGCAGACAAATGGTTCTACACTCAGACCCTTATAGGAGACAAAGCAGACAACTATGAGGGCTGTCCGGGGATTGGGGAAAAGACAGCAGCAAAGATTTTTGACAAGGAGGGAGTATCATGGCATACCGTAGAAAGGACTTTTCTAAGAAAGGGGCTAACAAAGGAAGACGCTTTGCAGCAAGCAAGGGTCGCTCGTATTCTAAGAGACACAGAGTGGCAGAACGGAAAGCCAACTCTCTGGTCGCCATCGAAGTAGACTCTAATGATGATAAGACCCTGACCTACATTACTTCTAAGATCTACGATCAGCTGCGTGCACTGAACTCTAAACCAGCAGGGAAGTATGCTGACTATGGGTCTATTTATTATAACCTTTATTGGTTAGCAGAAGCAAAGCACTTGATTCTCTTTAAGGACAAAGAGGGTAGGAATGTAGGTGTCTTAGCTTTTGACGTTGTTACTCCATGGTATACACGTTACACCTGTCTTGATGAGATCTTTGTCTTAGCATTAGACCCGGCTTTCCATGGCTTTGGTCGTACTGCTTTGAGGTGTATGAAGAAGAAAGCTAAGGCTCTTGGTTGTACTTTGATGGAGACAGGAGCGTCCATGACAGATAAGCCTGAGTTACTTGAAAATCTCTATAAGAGACATGGAAAATGTACTTTTTCATACCCTTGCTTTGTCTGGGTGCTTCCTAATTGAGACACCTTCTATAGAGCTAATTGAGACATGCAATGATGGAGGTGTATATGGATAACATTAAGATTCCTTATGTACATGAAAATATCATTGAGTATCTTGATTCTGTGTTCTCTTTTGATACGCTGCTAGTGTCTCTGGATAAGGAGTCAGCAGAGTACAAAATTGGTTACATGAAAGGTGCTAGAGATATTATCAATCATTTAAGGGCTATTGCTGAAGAGCAGAAGGAAGGGTGAGGTGAGTGAATGTGTTTATGGAAGATACCTAAAATTTCTGTGCCTTCTGTCACTGCTAGAGAACTAACACCTTCTACTGAAGCAGCTACACCAAATTCTCCGATTTATGGAGGGTCTGATGAATGGAAGCAGAAGAGAAGAGGGGCACAGGCACTACAGATCAATAGGGGAACAAATTCAAGTAACAGAGTGAGTGTTGATGACACAGGAGGTTGGAGTATTTAATTTATGGGAAAAGTAGGTAAGGCTATTGCAAAGCCTTTTGAACACATTGGGCATGCCATTAGTAAGCATGTTATTGCTCCTATCTTTGGGGGTGGTGGTGGCTCTTCTGGTACTACTGTGGAGTATTCTGGAGGGGCAGCAGCAGCTCCGGGAGTTGATGCTCAGAATAATGACACGAATGTAGAGACGGATGCAACAAAGAGAAAGAAGAAAGCAGCAGGTAAAAAGAGTCTGATGATTAGTTCTGGATCTGATGCCTCTGGTGGGGGCACGACTGGGACTGGTTTGAACTTGTAGGTGATTTATGGCTAAAAAAGGAACAACTTTTAATCATGAAGAGACAGCAAAGTCTATTTATGAAAGGTTGTCTTCTGATCGTTCCCCATATGTGACTAGAGCAGAAGATTGTGCTACTTACACAATTCCTTCTCTCTTTCCTAAAGAGGGGTCTAATGGGTCTTCTACATTCGATACGCCATATCAGAGTATCGGAGCTAGAGGTGTAAACAATCTAGGGTCTAAACTTATGTTGGCTCTGTTCCCCCCAAACGACACTTTCTTTAGACTTACACCGGGAGAGGATGCAGAAGCGGATCTTGCAAATCAGCCTGAAATGAGAGAACAGGTGGAACAGGCTTTAGCTAATCTCGAACAGAAAGCAATTCAGTATGCAGAGACACATCAATATAGAGTGACCCTTGCGGAAGCTATTAAGGTGCTGGTCGTTACTGGCAACTGCTTGCTTTTCTTACCGCCAAAAGAAGGGGGTATGAAACTTTATAAGTTAAACTCTTATGCCCTCCAGAGAGATGCTTTAGGTAACGTTGTACAGCTTGTAGCTATGGACAAGATTGCCTTTGCAGCTCTTCCAGATGACGTAAAGACTATGGTGACTCGTGGTGGAGAAGACAAGAAGCCAGAGGATATTATTACTATCTATACCCATGTCTACTTGGAGAATGATGTTTACTATTCTTATCAGGAAGTCAATGGTGAGGTAGTGAAAGGGTCTGAACAGCAGTACCCGAAAGAGAAGACCCCTTGGATCCCTTTGCGTATGGTAAAGATGGATGGGGAGTCTTATGGTAGATCCTTTGTAGAGGAGTATTTGGGGGATCTTAGATCTCTTGAAGCTCTCTCTAAGGCTATTGTAGAAATGTCAGCAATCTGTGCTAACGTTCTCTATCTGGTCAACCCTAATGGTATCACAAGACCCTTTAAGCTCGCTAAGGCTAAATCAGGTAGCTTTGTACCGGGAAGACCCGATGATGTACAGGCTCTTCAGCTTAACAAAGGTGCTGATCTTCAGGTTGCAGCTTCTACTGTGACCATGCTCTCTGATCGTCTGTCTTTTGCATTTATGCTTAACTCAGCTGTCCAGAGAAATGGTGAACGTGTAACTGCCGAAGAAATCAGATATGTGGCATCTGAGCTGGAAGACACATTGGGTGGTGTCTACTCTATCCTCTCTCAGGAACTCCAGTTGCCCCTTGTAAGACGCCTTTTGGTGCAGCTTGAAGGTACTGGTCAGATTCCAGATCTTGAGGGTCTGGTAGAGCCGACCATTACTACTGGTCTGGCAGCTATTGGCAGAGGACACGATTTCAATAAGATGATGACATTCAGTCAGATTGTAAGTCAGAACCCTGAAATGGCTCAGGTTATTAACTGGACTGTTATGGCTGAACGCATGGCTAATGGTCTTTCAATCAACACTGAAAACTTGATTAAGACCCCAGAACAGCTCCAGCAGGAACAGCAGCAGAGTCAGATGGCTGCAATGGCAGAAAAGGCAGCTCCACAAATGGCTGCTGGTATGATGCAACAAGTTAATGGTAATGAAGGAGGAACATAATGGAAGGTGAAGAACAGGTATTAAATCCTACGCCAGAGGTAGATGCTGGCACTGTAGTAGATGCAGGGAAGACTGCTGAAAAGGCAGCTATTGACACTCTTGAAGAACACAAAGGTGTCGAAATCACTGACAACGGTGAAAAGGTAGACACTGACAAAGAGTCTAAAGAAGCTGAAAAGAAACCTGAAGAAAAGACCCTAGAAGCTGAGATCAAAGAAGTCGAAGATGGGGTCAAAGAACAGCAGAAAGCAGAACAGGATGTAAAGGCAGACCTTGAAACTAAAGGTGTCGATTATGATGCCTTGGTGAAGGAGTATGAAGACAATGGAAAACTCTCTGAGGAGTCCATGAAAGCTCTTAAAGGGGCTGGCTATCCTGAAACTGTAGTCAATGCATTTATTAAAGGCTTTGAAGCACAGGTAAACGAATTTACCAATGCAGTTTATAAAATGGCTGGTGGTGAAGCAGAATATGGCAAGCTCTGCAACTTCATTAAGGGTCTTGGTGAAGCCGATGTACAGGCATTCAATGAGACTATCAACTCTGGTAGTCTGACCCAGCTTGCTGCTCTCATTAACGGCTACAAAGCACAGATGACAACTAAATATGGAACGTCTAATCGCTCTATTCTTGGTGGTGCTAATGCGGTGGAAGCACAGGGCTTTAATAGCAAAGATGCTATGATTAAAGCCATGAATGACCCACGTTACGACAATGATATGGCATACACGGAAAAGGTTCAGCGTATGACGATGCAGTCACATTTTTGGGCTAATTCTTAAACAGTGTTTAATTTATTAAAAAGGAGTTGATTTATTAGTGGCAGACGTACTTGTCGCACAGCCCGGTCTTATTCAGGGTACTACTGATACACTGGGTGCTTATCTGAAGGTCTTTGCAGGGGAAACTCTTGCAGCCTTTACTCGTACTTCCGTAACTATGGGAAGACACATTGTTCGTACTATTTCTTCTGGTAAATCGGCACAGTTCCCGGTATTCGGTCGAGCTGATGCTGCTTATCTGAAACCGGGTAAGTCTCTTGATGATATCCGAAAGAATATCCCGACTGGTGAAAAGGTCATCGTTATTGATGGTCTTCTGGCTACCTCTCAGGTCATCCCGGATATTGATGAAGCTATGTCTCATTTCGATGTTCGCTCTGAATACACCAAACAGATGGGTGAAGCACTCGCTCTGAAGATGGATGGTTCTGTTCTTGCAGAAGCAGCTAAAATGGTCGTAGCGAACAAAGAAAATCTGACTGGTCTCGGCAAGGGTGAGATCATCACCAAACAGATTGCAGCAGCTGATATCGGTGTTACCGAAGCTGAAGGTAAAGCAATCGTACAGGCTCTTCTGGAGATCAAAGCAAAGATGTCCAACAACTACGTTCCTGAGTCTGAACGTTACGTCTTCATGACCCCAGAAGCACGCACCTCTCTGATTGCGTCCCTTGTGGCGATCAATCGAGACTATGGTGGTATTGCATCCATCACTGATGCTAACATCCTTCGTATTGCCGGTTTCGATATTATCGAATGCCCGCATCTGACCATGGGTGGTGCGGAAGCTAATGATGGTCTGCTTCAGGGTGACGGTCATGTATTCCCGACTGAATACAAAGACAAATGCAAGTTTATTGCTATGCATAAGTCCGCTGTAGGTACGGTGAAGCTCCGTGACATGAAGCTCGAACGTGCAAGACGAGCTGAACTTCAGGCTGATATGCTTGCAGCTTCCTACTCTGTAGGTCATGGCGGTCTGCGTCCAGAAGCAGCTTACATGGGCTGCATTGAAGCCTCTGTCTAATAGATAGAGACTGAGTATAGAGATATACTCAAACTAATAAAATTGGGGTCGTATGGCTAGTACCATATGCCCCCTTTATGCCCCTTTAGTTCAGTGGAAGAATGTTAAAGACTTGGGTTCGATCCCCAAAGGGGGCTCCAAAACTATTATTTTTAAGAAAGGAGCTACTATGATTCTTACATCTAATAAAGCCCTAGACGCTATCAACGATATGTTAGCTGCTATTGGTGATGCTCCTGTCAATACTTTGGAAGACTCTCAGAATGTTGATGTAGAAAATGCCATTCGTGTCTTAGATAAGGTAAATAGACAGGTGCAGTCTAAAGGGTGGTCTTTCAATCAAATTGAAGACACCTATTTGAATGTTGATATTACAACTAAGAAAATTAAATGGCAGGATGATCTTCTCTATCTGGTCGGTACAGATGGTACTAAGTATATCCAGAGGGGAGACTATGTATATGACTTTGATAATCAGACAGACACCTTTGATTCTGATATTGAAGTAGAAATTATTAGACTGGTTGACTTTGATTATATGCCCCCAGTAGCTAGAGACTACATCGTGGCTAAAGCAGCTCGTATCTTCCAGACACAGATTTTGAATGATGATAGTATTGGTCAGAATCTTATGTCTCAGGAACAGGAGGCATGGGCTGCTCTTCAGGAATATGAAATGGAACTTGGAGATTACACGATGTTTAGTGTCCAGCCTGTACAGACCTTGGAGGCTAGATAATATGGCTAGGGTATCACAGACAATCAAAAATATGATTTCTGGTATCTCTCAGCAGCCAGATCTTCTTAGGCTTCCTGAACAGCTCGATCAGCAGGTCAATGGTTTCTCTACGGAGTCTTCTGGTCTTCAGAAAAGACCTCCGACCCTCTATGTAAGTGACCTAGGAGTTGCACCTACTAATCCGAAGTCTCTGGTACATATTGTAAACAGAGATGAGACAGAGAAGTATGTAATGCTCTTTGATGGGTCTTCAGCTAGGGTCTGGGATGAATATGGAAAATCCTATACTGTAAAGTATGAAGGAGATGGAAAAGCCTATATTACAGTTGATGATCCTCGAAAGTCTCTTAGACTTGTTACTATTGCTGATTATACTTTCATCGTAAACAGAGAGAAAGTAGTTAGAATGCGGAATGACTCAGTACATTATTATTGGGATGACCATGCATGTCTTGTTAATATTAAATCTGGTCAGTATGGCAGAACCTATCAGATTTTTATCAATGGGGCAGAAGTTGCATCCTTTACGACACCTAATGGCGATCAGGCAGATCAAACAAAACAGATTGATACGAACTATATTAGAGATCGTCTAGCTGATTCTGCTGCTTCTAAAGGCTGGAGTGTAGAGAAGTATAACTCATGTCTGCATCTATGGAAAGGTGATGTGGTTATCAATAATGTCAAATGTGTGGATGGCTTTAATGGTCAGGGCATGTTTGGTATTTTTCACACTGCACAAAAGTTCACGAATCTTCCTACAGAAGCAAAAGATGGATACACCGTAAAGGTCTTAGGGGACAATGGGTCTGGTTCAGATGACTATTATGTCACCTATAAGGCTTCTGAAAATGTCTGGAAGGAATGTGCAAAACCGGGTATTGCAGCTGGTTATAATAACTCTACTATGCCACATGTCATGGTCAGAAATGCAGATGGTTCTTTCACTGTTAAGCCAGCAAACTGGGAAGATAGAGACACAGGGGATGAAGACTCCAACTCTAATCCTTCTTTTGTTGACGGAAAGATCAATGATGTTTTCCTCTTTAGAAATCGTTTAGGACTCCTTAGCGGAGAAAATATCATTCTTTCCAGATCTGCTTCCTTCTTCAATTTCTGGATGGGGTCTGCTGTAGAAGTACAGGATACAGACCCGATTGATTTGGCTGTTTCCAATAATGAGGTAGACACACTTTATCACGCTGTACCATTCGCACAGGATTTGGTACTGTTTTCAGCTAATTCTCAGTTCATCTTATCTGCTGATGGGGTCTTAACACCTCAGAATGCAGCTGCTCCTCTAGCTACTCAGTTTACATCTGCTAAAGAAGTAAAACCTGTAGGGGCTGGTAGACGTATATATTTCATCGTTAAGAGAGCTGAGTTTTCCTCTATGAATGAGTATTACACCATGAATGATACACAGGGGACTAAAGATGCTCAGGATGTTTCTTCTCATATTCCTTCCTTTATTCCGAATGGTGTCTATGCACTCTGTCCTTCCAATAACGAACATATCTTATTGACACTTTCTTCTGGAAACACCTCCAGAATCTATGTCTATAAGTATCTGTTTTCTGAAGAAGCCAGAATGCAGTCTTCGTGGTCTTATTGGGAATTTAAGGGAGCTACTATTTATGGTGGAGGCTTCTTTGACTCTACCTTCTATATGCTGGTCTCCAGAGCAGGGGAACTGTTTATGGAGAAGATAATTTTCACTTATAACACCAAAGACTACAATGATGAACCTTATAGAGTCTTTTTGGATCGTAAGGCTGTGTCTGCTCCGATTGCAGAAGCAAATTATGATGATATCAATGGTAAGACACACCTCCATATTGGAAATGCTTATGGTAATCATTTATCTACAGGAGCAAAGTATGGAGTAGTCACCTCTGATGGTCATTATTATGAGTTTACTTATAATGACGTAAAGAATGATAATGTTTACATCAATCGAGACCTTAGAGGACAGAAGGTAACTTTTGGAGAACTTTTCACTTTCTATGTGCAGCTCTCTCAGCTCATGATTAAGCAGAGGACAGAAGCAGGGGTAGTAGCAGAAGAGGAAGGTAGATTACAGCTTTTCAGAATGAAAATTAACTTTTCTAAATCTGGCTACTTTGAAGTTCAGGTAAAGCATAATGATACTAGAGATGCTCATTACTACTATCATACAGCAAGGGTCTTAGGTGCAACGAATAATAAGATGAATGTTATTCCTATGGAAACTGGGTCTATGACTATTCCTATTATGGGTAAGAATGACAACGTTCAGATTTCCATTAAGACACAGGCACCTACTGCTATGTCTCTTATGGGCTACACATGGGAAGGCAATTATATTAAGAGGACAAAAAGTTTATGATAACAGTTGAAAAGGCTACAAAAGAAGATATTCTTAACTTTGTGTCTAATATCAGACCTATGGACGATGCAGAAGTAAAGATTGCATCTGGTAAGTTTGTTCATGAACAGATAGAGGATCTCATGAAACTTAGATCAAAGTGCATTAAGTGTGATGGGGTCTTACTTGGTATTGGTGGATGGCACAAAAGGGCAGAGGATGCTAAAGGTGTCTTTGGTTGGATGCTGCTGACCAATTCAGTTGAAGATCACAAGATTGAATTTCTTAGGTGGTCTAAGAAATTCGTAAAGAAACTATTAGACGCCTATCCTTATATTACTAACATGGCTTATAAAGAAAATCAGCTCCATATAAAGTATTTGAAGTTTCTTGGAGCAAGGTTCTGGGATGCTCTTTTTAATCCTCAATTAGTGCATTTTGTTATTGAAAGGAGTTAGTTTATGTGTTGGTGGGCTATAGCAGCTCAGGTAGGTCTTCAGGCTTTGGGCATGAGGCAACAATACAGTGCTCAGGCAAAGTACCTTGAAGCTCAGGCTCAGGGGGCTACTAAAGAAATGAACTATGCCTTTCAGAATTATGAATTAGAAAGGCAAGATGCGTATGATGCAGCTGTAAATGATATTATAAAGACCAGAATTAACCAGATGCAGCTTAACTCACAGGTCCACGCTGCTATTGCTGAAGGTTATGTTGGTGGGGGTAGAACAGCAGATAGACTTATGAGAGCAGCGGATGCAGACACATCTAGGTCGGTTGCTTCTGTACAGGACAACTATCTTAGAAAGTCTAATGAAGTTGATCTCAACAAAGAGACTACATTGCTGTCTACAAAGGACTATATTGCGAACCTACAGAAACAGGGAGAGATCTCTAGGTCTCAGAAGTTTGCTGATATTCTTAACCTTGGTATGACTGCATTGTCTGGGTACAATGAGTACAAGACACAGGCAGCAGCATCTAAGGCAAAGGGGGGTACATTTGACTTCTGGGGTTCTCATAGTCCAAATACTAAAACATCTGGGTCTTTCTTTACATACAATGCTCAGGGTCTGCCTTCTATGGCGAACTATACAAACATTTACAAGCATGGTAAGTTACGGAAGACCAATTTACTTATTTCATGATAGGAGGCTAAATGGCTAGTATAACTCAAAATGCAGTGGGTACACAAAGGCAGTTCACACGCCAGCCAGTAGCCACTTATCAGAAGTCCTTGAGAAACCTAGTAGCTTCTCAAGGCATTGTCAAAACCGGGGCTGGTGACAGACTTTATAATGCAGTCACTGGTCTTGGTGATGCAGCTATGAAATTCGCTTCCGGTGAGGAAGATAGAAAGAGAGCAAAGACTGTTGAGGTTGAACCTCTCATCAATGCAGCTACTGAAGATGATTGGAAGAAACTGTCCGCTATCGAACTTCTCAACAAGTATGGGACGTTTCAGCTGGCAGATAACCCATACGCTGTAGCTGCTATTGAACAGGCTCGTGGTAAGTATATGTCTGAGAAATTTTCTCAGCAGTATCAGCTCACAATGGCTCAAGACCCTGTTAAAGAGCCAGAGAAAGAACGTGAACGATATGATAGCGAGAAACGAAAGTTCCTTGAAGAGAACAAAAATGAATCCTATGATGTCGAACAGTTCTACAAAGGCTTCTGGGCTTCTAATCCACAAGATCTCTTAAATATCACCAATCAGAAGGTGGCGGAGAAATCTAAGAGTCTTGACATTATGCGTAGAGCTTCTGTTGAAGCAGATGCCTCTACTTATATTCGTGAAAATGCAGATAAGAAGCCAGAAGAATTTGTTGCTGGTCTTCAGCAGCTTATCAATAACTCTGTCTTAATGTCATATCAGCCCGCTGATCGAAAAGTCGCGGTTGAGAAGATCTTGGAAGAAGCAGCAAGAGAGATTGGTTCTCCAGACCTTATTAGACAGTGTGCTGATCTTGTCTTTACTAATAATGAGGATGGTACAAAACCTGTTAAGGTCAAAGATAGTATTGACATGAACACATACATTCGTATGGCAGAAGACACAGCTCTTGCTAAACCAAATGAATGGACGAATAAACAGTATGAGGATATGGCTCGTTGCCAGTCTGTTGATGCTCTTGATAAGTATTGGAATGGTCTTTCTAAAGATGCTCAACATCTTCTGAAGGGGCGATATGCTGGCTTTAGATTGACACTGGTTCGGCAGGAAGAAGCTGAAAAGAAAGCTAAGATCAAAGCAAATCAGAAGTATCATGCACAGATAATGAAAGCTCAGGATGCAGATAATGCACTGCTTCGTCACCTTAATGGTCATGCAGATAATACTTATTGTACCGCAGATCAGGCGTATGGGGCAGCAACTAGAAAGCTGGCTGATGTTCAGCCGGGGGATGCAAAGACTATTGCGGGTGTCTTATACTGGTCTCCTAACTCTAGGATGCGTTCGGAGTATAAAGATGCTTTTCAGAATGCTATCTTGGGAACTTCAGCAGAGGAAATGGAAGACTCTAGCAATCCTAAGAGTGTAACAAATGCCATTCTTTTGTATGAATATAACCCAGCACTTTTTGCAGCTAACTTTGGTAAGGAGATGGCTTCTAATATTCAGGCTATCAGAGCCTTGATCGACTTCAAAGGAAGTCCTGAAGCTGGCTTCCAGTTCTTCTGTGAGGGGCGAGACAACATGGCTAGAAGTGAACAGCTCAAGAGTGATGCTGAAGACTTCTCTTCTAATGCTATGTCTGCTGGTTATGAAGCAGAGTTGATTGATGCTAATAATCCTTCTACGACTACTACTGTGTCTATTAACTCTGACTCTTTCTCTAATGTCAGCTCTACAGCACTTAAATACTTGAGAGCTTGCACACAGGATGAAGGGGCAGCTAAGACACTTCTTCAGGCTATGCTGAACAAGAACTATGTAGTCTATGATAATCATCCAATGCCTAAAGAGTTGTTCGATCAGAAGACAGATATGACCAATGGTATTGATGCTTCTGACGATCAGTATGGGGCAGCTACTAGGGTCATGAATGAAAAGGTTAATGCTGCTAATGCTGAGAACCCCGGTATGAACGCTACTTGGTGGTGGGGTGTCGATGATAAGATTCATTTCGGAGACCCTAATTGGGGCTTTGAAGAAGGCAATGGATATACGCTTGATGAGTTTTATGATATGGTTAATCAGTGGTGGTATGATCGTCAGGCTGAGGAGGAAGCTGAGGCAGAAGCAGTAGCTAGTGATGACTCTAGTTCTGATGATAGCTCTTCTGATGATAGTTCCGAGGGGGAAGGGTCTGGAGTAACCGAAACAGGAACTAGAAGGGCTACCTATGGTGGTGTATCTTGGAATGGTTTTTAGGGGGGGTGATATGAATGGATAATGTTGACGCTTTTCTAGCTGCTATATCTGGAACAGAGTCTGGTGGTGATTATGAAGCATATAATGCAAAGACAGGAGCTAGAGGTAAATATCAGTTCATTCCTAGCACCTATGCTGAATATGCGGATGACCCAGATGACTGGTCTCCAGAGCAGCAGGAATTAGCAGCTCATAGAATGGCAGCAGAGTATATTGAAAAGTATGGATATAGAAATGCTGCTATTGCTTGGCAGGGGGGTGAAGGAGCTATCGGACACGAAGATTGGTCTGATGGCAACATGACCACTGGTGAATATGCAGATGCTACAATGGCTAGACTACAGGCTATTATGGGTGGAGATGCTCTTGATAAACTTGGTAATTATGCGGGGGCTTACGGAGCTAAACATCCCGGTGTAAGACCAAATGACCCAGAGCAGACACCTGTTTATAGCTTCTGGGATGAATTTTATAACAAATTCGTAAATGCTGAAGTAGATAGTGGTTCTGTGTCTGCGGTAAGAAATCTTTGGGTAAACTTCACCAATGCTGACACTATCAATAAGGGTCTTTATGCAGCTTTTGGTGGAAGTGACTACAGACCATCTCAGGAAGATATTGAACTTGTCCAGAAGGGGCTTGAAGGGGACTCTATTGCTCAGAACTATGTTTTGACACATGCAAGTAATCGACAGACTCTTATGGAACTCTTAGCGATGAAACAGGAAGACAGAGCTAGAGCTGAAAAAGTAGATAGTATGGACTATGGACTCTCTTCTGTAGGCACTATTCTTGGGTCTGTTCTTGACCCTTCGATTCTTTTGGCGTTCGTTCCGGGTATCAATGGTGCTACAGTATTAGGCATTGCTTCTAAAGCTGCAAAAGTTAGATCTTTGGTATCTTTAGGAGGTAAGGTTATCAATCAGAGTAGAGCAGCTAAGATTGCAGCTCAGGCTCTTACATCTTCTGTATATGCAGGAGCAGACAGATTCTTAGCATATCATTGGGGTGGCTTTACTCCAGACTATGCTACTGCAATGACCTTTGGTGGTCTTTTAGGTGCCATTGGTGGAGCTATTGGCAAAGCTGGTAGTGGTGAAATGGCTAGACGTTTGGATATGACTAAACGTGGTCTTGAAGAAGAAACCACTCGTGTTGCTGTAGGTGTTGCTCCTCGAATGGAAGAGAAACCAAATGTACAGGCTGCTCTTGCTAAAGATATGATGGATGACTTTGCACAGGAAGGTACTGACATTGATCTCCATTATAAAGAGAGAGCAGCAAAGGCAGCAGCTGAGAAGGCTGAACTTGAAAGAGAGCCAGACATTGCTCAGGAAGGTGCTTCTCTTGAAGGAGACTTCCAGTTCCGTACAGATGCTGTGTCTAGGGAACAGGTCAATGGTGGTAAAGACTTTAGCAGAGAAGCTAAAGAAAATGTGTCCACTACGACTGGTATTCCAGAGCAGCGTTCCATTGAAACTGAAGCTCCTATTAGTCCTACTGGGGCTGTAGAGAACCTTAATAATGCTGCTGATGTTGTCTATCACGACCTTGTAGAACCTAACTCTATTACTGATACCCTTATCAAAAATGGTCAGCTGTTTATCCTTACCGAAGCCAAAGCTCGCAAATGGGCTGCTCGGTATGGTGTACAGCTAGACCCAAATGCTAAGGCTTTCAGTTTACCGGGGCTTGGAGTCTCTGTATTGATTCGTGAAAAAATCAATAAGAGAAACCTAACAGGGGTCGTTATGCATGAAGCTGGTGTCCATATGGCACTTCGCAACATGATTGAACCAAAGCTCTATGATGAGATCTTAGGTATCGTTAAAGATCGCATGGAACACTCTACAGACAAAGAGTGGATTAGAGCGACTCGAAAGGCAACAAGTCCAGAGGAAGCTCTTGCTTACTGGATTGAAAATATGGGTAACAGAAAGAAGAGGGATAGTGTCGTTAAGAGAGTCCGTCAGGGGCTTGAACAGTGGCTTGACCCTAACTTCGATGCAGATAAATGGGTGGCAGACACAGTTGCTGGTGCTTTGAAACGATATGCAGCTAAGAACAAGGATGTGGCTAAAGTAGTCAATATGATCCTTGATCCAGCGCGTGAAGTGAAGAGTAAACAGTGGGCAGCTGCTATAAAGGCTACTGGGTCTACTAACCCAGAGATCATCTTTAAGCATTGGATTACCCACAAACCAAACAAGAACTCTGCACTCTATAAGGAGATCAAAAGACAGGCAGAACTTGCTTATGAGAGCAAGGATCTTACTGACAAAGAGATTGAAGACTTTGCATTGAAGAAGTATTTCCATTCTGATCTCTATGAAGATTCCCCAGTGGTAACTTCTAAGAGGATGAATAAGAAGGAAACTGTAGACGCTATTGACTCTAATGAACATAAAGAGATCAAAGATGAACCAAAGGTCTATGAGGAGGGAGATACTAACAGAGCTAGAGAAAGTGCTGACAATGCTCAGGGAGATCCTGTAGGTACTCTTATGGTGCGTAATGCTGAGGAGACCATTCACAAGAATGACCCAGTGCAGACTCATCCAGATGGCTCTCATACAATCAATGGCATTACCTACTCTAAGAATAATGTCAACGGTGAGGGTATTGCCCAGACCGCAGAAGATATTGGTGAGATTGACTACTCTAAGGAGCATAAGGCTCAGACTGTCTTTGACCCAGTATCTGATAAAGGTCAGAGTTCTAAAGTACGTCAGGGTCACTTTGGTGGTGTAGGTCTTTGGTTTGAACATGGTCTGTTTAATGGTACTATTTTTGGTATCATGAGAAACTCTCATTCCAGACTCATGCAGATGCTGTCTAATATTCTGTGGAACGACCCTCGAATGGAAGCATCTTATATTGACCACCTTCCAGCAGAAAGCATTAAACAGATGATGCTTGACCGTTGGAACAATCAGTATTATGCGTTCGTTGAGAAACGTATGGACTACATTAAGAAGAACATTGGTTTCTTCCGTAGTCTTATGAGAAACAACTGCATCAAAAAGGTGAATGAACAGATCATTCAGTGCTACAATGCAAAAGCTAGAGGTGACACTTTGGCTCTCAAAAAGTTCTCTCCAGAGATCCAGAGTCTCGCTAATGACCTTGAAGAACTCAATGCTGACATTCTGAAGCAGATGCAGACACGTTCAGAGAATCTTGGTGGTAAGAGGGGTCTTGGGTCTTTACTGGCTCAGATGGATACTGAAAACACCTCTAGGGAGTTCTTCCGTATCACTAACTACACCAAACTCTATGAGTGGATGGGTCGTAACTACGATGATGTTAATGATTGCTTGGCAGATCTTACAGAATACGCTAGACGATTTATGGATAGAGATGCTGAGACTAAATACTTCATTGAGATGAAGAAACGTGAGTTTGAAGCTAAGAAGAAGACCTATAAGGGGAAGAAACCTCTCCAGTGGTCTGAACCTACAGAGGAAGAGATTGAGGAACATCTTGAACAGGCAGCAAAGAACTGGGCATATGGTCGTATAGATCAGAACAACTCTAAACTGAACTTCTCTCTGGAAAATATGAATCTGAAGAACCCTTACACAGCTTGTGCAGACTCTTTGAAACATAGACTTCCAGTAGATGCTTCTGGGGTCATGAAGCTGAAGAATGGTATTGAATTTAGCTTTGATAAGGATCTCAGAAGCTATGACCTTGATAACTTCATGCCACAGATCATGAATAGACTCAGTGGTGAAATTGCTCTTAGGGCTACCATTGGTGACTCTAAGGCACAGCAGGAGTTCTATTCTAAGATTGCTCAGGAGATTGCTAAGAACTCTCCAATCAGAAATGGTAATAGAGAGCTTGAAGCAATGCAGATGGGTCTTCAAAAGATTCTTGGTATTGGGTCTTACAATGTCAATGAACAGAAGGGCTGGGATGCATTTTCTAACATGTGGAGAGCTGCTACTTATGCTAACGTAGGTGGTAACATGACCTCTGCACAGCTGGGTGAACTTGGTGGCTCTATTGGCTATGGTGGCTGGAAAGTTCTGGTCAACAACATTCCGGGGCTTAGAGACTTGGGCAAGACCATGAGACTTGGTAAAAACGGAGCTGAGATTGTTGATAATGTCACAAGAAAGCTCTGGGCTGAAGAAATTGGTATTCATGGTTGGAGTACCTCTGCTTCTACAGACTCTAAGGTCTGGGGGCAGATCTTTGATAAGGTGTCTGCTGATAATCCAAAACCGTCTTTGATTGGTAGAGGCCTTGACGCAACTAATAGAACCATTAAGAGAGCTGCTCTTATTACCTCTTCTGTCAACTTCATGCCAAAGCTAACTAACTGCATGGTTCAGTCTATGCGTAATGCAGCGATTGAAGATAGCTTGAAGTGGGCTGCTGGTAAGAACATGAAGGGCTGGTTCAGACGCCCATTCTCTGATAAGAAACTTGCAGCTGCTGGCATTCACACTGCTGAAGCTGCTGAGAATGTCCGTAAGGCTGTCAAAAAGTACCTTATTGATGAGAAGGGTAATCTTGAACATTGGAGAGATGAAGACCCAATGACCTTTGCTAAATGGAAGAGACTCATGGATAATGAATCTATGAGAGGTATCCAGCAGCAATCTATTGGTAACATGAACCCATTTAGAGAGAAGCACAGACTCTTCTTCCAGTTCAAAGACTTCACTATGAAGGCTATGAATCAGCAGTTCATGAGAGCTTTATCGTCCCATGAAAGAGATGATGCTATGGCTGCTCTGTATTCGTACATGACAAATACGGCTACCTTCTATGCTTGGACTGTGGCTAAGTCTTACATGTACTATCCGAATGATGAACAGAAGAGACAGGAGTACATGGAACAGAATGGTAATCTCCGGCATGTTCTGCTCTCTGGTCTTTTCCGTATGTCTATGATTGCTCCTCTGTCCTTCTTGGCTGATGGATGGGAAATTGCTACAGGGCAGTCAATGTACAGAACTACGGTTGATAATACCCGAAACAAAGCAGATACTGATAGGTCTTGGGATAAGATTGCACTTAGTGCTATTAATCAGGTTCCAACTGCGGGTACAGCTAAAAGAGTCTTTAATATGGGGCAGAGTATTAAGCATTTTGCTTCTGGAGATGCTACTAACGGAGATGTGGATAGATTTGTTCAGGCATTCCCTCTTGGGTCTTATCTGGGTATGTCCTACATGGGTTCAATGATTAAGGAACACTACAATCTTCCAGACAAGAGATCGGACTACACTAAGGGACAGAAGAAGCCTCGGACTCAGAAAGCTAAAAAGCCACAGAAACTGGGTGATGGTTCTAAGACCAATAGAACAGCTACACTTCTGACTTCTAAGCCAAAAGCAACAAACAAGACACAGACTCTGCTGTCTGGTAATAAGTAATGATGTGTGGGGAGATGTAGTGTCTCCCCATATTTTATTTTATAAAGGAGATGTATAAAAATAAGTAACGAAAGAAAAGCTCAGGTATTCTATCAGGGCAATGGTTCTCAGACCCAGTATTCGTTTAACTTTGACTACCTCAGAAAGGCTTTTGTGCATGTCTCTTTGATCTCTAATGAGGAAGTTGAAGAACTCACTCAGGGCAAAGACTTCACCATAAATGACCGTCAGGTTACTTTAGCAGCTCCTACAGATCTCAAAATTAAGATCTATAGAGTAACTACTACGAAACCTCTGGTCGGGTGGGCAGATGCTTCGGTACTTAGAGCAGCTGATATGACCGTTCAGTCTACTCAGCTTCTGCACCTTGCTGAAGAGACTTCTGACCTTGCACAGGATGGTGGTCTTTCTAAGGATACGGCTGATAATGTCTGGGATGCTCGATTCAATAAGATTAAGAACCTGTTAGACCCTACAGAACCCGGTGATGCAGTTACACTTAGTTACATCACTAAGAAACAAACTGGTCTTCTTACTCAGCTCAATGCTACAGGTGACTCTCAGAATACACGATTGCTCAATACAGGTAATGCACAGAACAATCGTTTGGTGACTACTGGGGAGTCTTACGTCAGCACTATGACCACCTTGAAGAACACTGCAACTGATAAAGCTACTGAAGCTAACAATAGTGCAGAACTCTCTAAGAAGTGGGCTATGTCTTCTTCTAGTCCAGATGGTGTCTCTGGCAATAAGTCAGCAAAGATTTGGGCAGAAGAAGCAAAGACATCTGCTGGTAACTCTGCTGCTTCGGCGAGCACTTCTGCGTCCAGTGCGAATGCAAGTGCATCCTCTGCCACTAATGCAGCGAACAGTGCAAATGCTTCTAAACAGAGTGCGAGTGCAAGTGCTAATAGTGCAGCTGCATCTGCTTCTTTGGCTTCTGATGCATCTATCAGTGCATCTAATGCAAAAATTAGTGAAACTAATGCATCTAACAGTGCAAAGGCAGCGAAGCAAAGTGAAGAAAATGCAAAGACGTGGGATCCTACGCAGTACGTTCAGTCCGTCACAGAATCGAACGGCAAGATAACTGTCACTAAAGGTGGGGGAGATAGCACTCTTATCAATTTAATAGACACATTCTACCCCATTGGTTCTGTATATATTTCTGCTGATAAGAGCAAAACAAAAGCAGACTTCCCTTTTATGCAATATGGTACATGGGAAGAAGTGCCAGCGAACCTTTGC